GTCGATGTCGTAACCATATCGGCTGGATATGTTTACGTCATCGACACTAAACCGGGTTCCGCCCGGCGCGGCTGATTGAAGTGACATGCAAGCTCCAAAACATTATCGCTTAACCCCACTTCGATTACTATTAAAAATAGAAGCAATCTGTCCCGGCATTTTCTGCATTGACTGATCAAGCTTGTTAATGGCCTCGACAAGCCGTTCCTCAACATCTTCTATGTGTTTTAGTGAGGCATAGCTCTTGGCTACTTCCAATTTGAACTGATCGAGCATACGAGACACATTGTTTATGGCTCGCCAAAGGTTATAGAACAAAATGCACCCAGGTGTCAGCATAGCAGCAAGCGCAGCGAGGAACTCCACTGTCAGAACGTGGCTTCCCCCGGGTACTACAGCCACCGATGCCATGACACTCATGCTAAAGGTAATCCAATCATAATGCCGATCATGACACCCTCAGTACAAAGCTATAAGATTGGTTGCTGTGGTGCCTGTAGCCATCACTCTGTCTGTCACAACCGGGATGAAACTTCCGACTGGTGGAGCGACAAAGGTGACTGACACCCCAAGAGCATTCCTACAAGCCACGTTACCCGCGCCGCCGACATAGATTGCCCGCGTCTTAAAATTCAGATCAACGCCGTCGTTTGGAGTTACAGCTTGAAACATATCAGCAGATTGGAGCCCAGAGTTACCCGTACGAACGTATTGATCAGCCATTGTCTTTCTCCATATAAAGGGAACGTTCAGCCTCACGTCGATTAGTCAGCCCACGGACTACTTTGCCGTTGTCCTTGTTCCACTTGAGGAACGCGTCGGCAGCGACCGAATATCGCTTGTTGACGTGTTCACGGGCGACTGTGGAACCTTTGAAGGCTCCGACGCCGATGTTGTAACAGAGTACAACCATGGCATCGAATTGAGTCTGGGTGATCGGGCTATCGCCAATTCTCGCAGAAACGCCAGCTTCATAATGTTCAAGGTCTTTTCTGAGTATCGCATCAGCTTCCTCTTGTGTGATTATCATGCCCTTGGTGACTTCCGGTGGTCCAGCCACGCTTGTATGGCCCCAACCTATCGTCCACACGCCACCACCATCCTGGTAGGCGCGAAGGCGGCATCCTTCCCACTTCTGGAGCAGCGTAATGCCTTTGATGCTAATTTTCATTTTGACACGCCTCGCTGCCCTGCCGCATAGAAGGTCCCTCGCACCATGTCGAAATTGTTCTGCTCGTCAGGTATATCATGACAACCCCCGGATTTGGCGCTTGAGGACCGTCGAGCCCATGCCAATCCCCTTCCGGTAGTTGTTGGCGATGTTCTTGGCCTCGTCGTACTTGGCTTGCCAGAGCTGGACACGCTCGTCCTCCACGATGAACGCGCTGGCCTCCAGACACGCGGCATAGAGCAGCGCGTCGGAATTGTTTTCAGTGAAGATGGTGGTCGGCACCGTGGCGGAGAGGGGGGGCACTTTGACATAGTAGGAAATTTGCATGACGTTATCTTCAACTGGCACCGGCCAGGTGTAAAGCTTTCCGTCATAGATGCAGTAATTGCCGAGGTAGATGGCCGGGCTGTTCCACACGATGTTGAGGCCACCGGGATAGTTTCCCTGGGTCTGGGAGTACACTAGGTTGTTGTATTCGTTCCATGCCACGACATCCATGGCCGCGCCGTTGACAAAAGGCACCACCAGGAAAATCTTGTTGAAGTCAGGAATAGCTGTGATCAAGTCAATAGGCAGCCCTGACATGGGTGCTGTTATGGTCACCTCCGTCAGCTTCTCCATTTCGAAGGTGGCAAATTCCCTGTTCATGCGGTTCTGGGCGAGGGATAGACAGGTGACTATCTGGGAATCGATCAGATCATCGACATCAAGCCAGTCACGGACCCCGGCTATCCAGCCCGCATAATCAGGAAAAATACTCGCCATCTCACACCAGCTTTACCTTGTCGGCGTTGGAATAGGTCCCAGGACCATGAGGGCGGGCCTTAGGTGCCACGGAAGTTTTGCCGGGGGCACCGTGGTGCACTTCGGCAGAAACCCGGCCAGTGGCCGCTTTTGTGTTGTCAGCAGTGCTTCCCGCAGCCGACCCGTATTTTGGAGCAACGTGGGTTTTTCCTTTGGGCATCGCGAGTCTCCTAGAGGGTGTTGTTGGTCGCGCGTAAATACTTGTAGTCCCCGTTCAGACGCCGCTTGAGTTCCTTGCGGGCCTCCGGGCTATCTTCGAGGGCATTGAAGCCCTCCTTGAACCATTTGTCGATGATAACCATCGGAATTTCGCCTATTTTCTTCCACCCGGCACGGTTTTTGACATGGTGGCTGTCATTGTGGTTGCGCTCTTCCTTCAGGCTGTCAAGAAGTGGCTCTACGTCCTCCTCGTGGAGACGGTAAAGCTTTTTCTCGTTGTGGTCGAAGGAAACCGTGGTCTTACGCATCTTTCTTCGCGCCCTTGATGGCCTTCTCGACGGCTCCCACCATGGCGGAAGCGATGGTTGAGGCTGCCGAGGTTTCGGGGCGCTCCGTGACCCTCGGAACAATGTAGGGGGTGAGGGCTTCGTTGGGCGAGCAATACTCGGCGTTGCCCATGTCAACCATGAACTTGGCATTGTTCTCGTAGGTCTCGATGACCATACCTGTGCCATACATGGCCTCCATGTGCAGATAGGGCTTCTTCAGGCGTATTTTCACGTTTACGGCAGTAGCCATTACAGGTCTCCTTGGTTTCCATCAGGATCACCGGGGGCAGCTGTGATGGTGCAACCACCCCCGGTTTTACTCCCAGCCGCCATGAGAAGCCGGGAATATCTATTTTACACGTCTATCACGCATATTCTCATCAACAAAGATGACAGGCACATGCTTGACATGAGACCGTCCCTTTCTGATGTTCGTAATCAATTGCTTGGATACCCCATAACGGGCAGCAAGGTCTACACCTCTCACATTGTGGGAAGCGCGTATTTCAATGACATCGTTGATAGTCAGAGGGGTGTCAGACCGTCGGCGCTGGCCATCTTCCCGGTTCTCTGACCGCGTGGCCCAACGAAGATGCTGCGGATGTACACAACCCTCGTGACCGTTGCCGCAGGAATGGGCGGCCTGCATATCCGGGGCCGCTGGCAGCCCATGAACCAACTCACACATGGCTCGCGAGGCTATGTTAACACGCCTGCCATTCAGCATCCCGTCAAAAGAGGCATACCCGTTTTGGCGGCGGGAGAATGGCCAGGTAAGGCAACCTGGGCCGGAATAAGAAACATGGGATCTTAGCCACCGCAAGGCATCTCCGTTCGGCGTGCGGCCAGCCGACGGGTCACCGTGACGGACTGCACGTTGCTCGTGCATGGAGCAAAAACCATGGCCGCGAACCTCACGGCCACAAAGAGGGACTGAGCAAACACTGGATTTTCTTTCACCTGGACGGGGCATTGTCAATATCTCCTTGACATTGTTGCCCGTCCTATGTAGAGTAAACACCATGTCGCGTCAATCCCTCTTTTATATTTACATATATTGCTTAGGTAAGGTCGGCTAAGATGCCGCCAGAGCCCTCGTTCCCGACTTCGAGTGTATATTCACCCTCGATCAGGGTGTTGTCGGTGAGGCCGGTGCGGGCCAGCTGTTTCTGGGTGGTCGGCTGACCAACGCTTATCTTCACGAACTCGGGGTCAATGAAGTGCACTTCACGGTCACGGGTGAACCGGTCGGGTACAACCTGCACTGTGCCAAAGTCACTCTCGTACAGCTCAACCGAGTTGATAAGTTTGTTGCTCGCACCGTCACTGTACTTGGTGGTGTAGCCGGTGAAGGTCTTGCTGATGGCACGCTTCTGGTTCGGGCCGGTCAAGGCATACTTGGCCTTGCCGCCTGAAGTCCAAACCGCCTGCATAACCGTGTTGAACAGGTCCTCGGTAATCGCCCGCTGGGTGCCGTCCACAGCCGCTGTGATCGGATAGCCGTTGGTGGTTCCGGAAAGTACCGGATTTACACCCGCGGCCCCACGGCTGACGTTGGTCTGCCAGAAGCTGGGGAGACCAGCCGCTGTACGCGTGGTTGCACCGTTGCCTGTACCGGGAAGCGCCGCGATGCTTGCCAGCAGCATGGTTTCCTTGTCACGCTTGAGGCTGTCAAGCGCAAAGGCAACCTGCTTTGACATCTTTTCGGCGTTGGCGGCACCGTCCACCCACTGCGAAGTGTCTGTGACCTTCAGAACCTTGACAGAAATCTGGGTGTAGTTGGACCGGCGCAAGGCATAGACTGGTGCCGTAATTGACGGGGCATCTTCGCCTTCCGGTACACGGTTGGTACTGTTGACCGCATTCAGGGCCGTCAGGGGCCATTCGTGGAGTGTATTGGTGGCTTTGTTTTTCCCGGTGATCATGGAGATGAACGGGGTTTCGGTCGGCGTGATCATGTTTTCAGCATCCGTGAGGTCCTCCCGGATGGTGCGATCGTCATAGGTTTCAAGTGCGGAGGCGTTGACAGCCATTGGAGTTATCCTTGTGCTTTCTTGCGCGTGATCAGGAAGGCAGCCACGTCATCGGGCCTGCCTGTCGTCTGGGCGCGCTTGAGTATCTGGGCATCGAGCCTCTTCGCCGAAGTCTCGACGGGTTTGGACGCGGCGGGGCGAAGGGTCATCACCTTCTTGGGAGCAACCTTGCCTGCCTTGTCTTGAGAAGTAACCGAGGCCTTCCGTTCCTGGTACTCACGCCACTTTATGGCATCGTACAGGACTGGAAACGGGCGGTGTTCCTCGATGGCTTCCACCTCTTCCCGTGTATACCCGTAATACTTCTCGGCTGCCGTGAAGATGCGGCCCATCAGCGCTTTTGCTGTTTTTGGGTCCGCCAGTTCAGGCAGTTTGGCCGCCAGCAATTCCGCTTGATCCTTGACGAACCGCGCCCGTGCTTCGGAGGATATTTTCTCCTGCTCGGCGGCCAGTCTCTGGATTTCGTCCTGTGCTGACTTCCTGTGTTCCGCCGCCTCGCGGGCCTCTTCCCTCTTGAGGATATAGGTCTGCGGGTCGGTAGCTTTTAACGTGTTCCAATCTATGACAGGTTCCGCGAACGATTTCAAGATGGTGTCAAGCTGTGTCAGCTTGTCAATCGCGGTCTTGTTATTGTCATAGAGACTCTGGGCCTGGGCCTCGACGTGCTTGCGGGCCTCGACGGCCTTCTGGATGTTCTGCTGGGTGTAAACCTGGCCAGAATAAGAGGCTTTCAGGTCACGGAGCTTGATTTCCTGCTTTTTTCCGTCAACCAGGACCTCGACAAGGTAATCATCTATGTCCTCCGGGCCCTCGGTCTCCTCCTCCGGCTCGTCCTCGGCAGCCTCTTCCTCGTCAGGATCGTCAGAAACGGCCTCTACAGTGGTTTCTTCGGTTTCGGCCTCGGGGGTAGCCTCTTCCCCGGTTTCGGCCTCGGGGGGCGCTGTTTTTACAGCCGCAGGGGCCTTCTGGGGGGCCTCCTTGGCCTTTGACTCAGGCTTGGGGGTCATGATGGCATCGAGCACGGCTTGGCTGGGGTCAAACTGGCTGGGTTCGCTGGTATTGATTGCATCAGGCGGCATTGTTCTTCTCCATCATCACGATTTCGTTGACATATGACAGCAGTTTACCGGCTACCCGGTCAATTGCCCGGCATTCGTAGTATAGCTGCTCACGCACCTTGTCCTCGGAGGGGGCGGTTGACATGGAGTGTGTGATTATATTCCGCTTTGCATCCTGGATGGCCTCCTTGAAGAGGTCTAGCTCCATGGTTTTCCTGAGAATTTCGCGCTTGCGGATTTCACGTTCGTCCATGGCAGGCAAACTCCCCATATTCTTGCTCACGAGCATTGCGAACAACTTTCTCAGCCTCAGAAAGGGTTGCGTATCGGCCCGCCTCTCTTCCGGCCGGAACGCTACCCCGGCTAACCGCCCACACAAGAGAGCCGGTGACCGGGTCATAGTTAAAAAAATCGTTCACTGAACCACCTCACGAGATGCAGCCATCTGGGCCTGGGTTTCACGTTTCACCTGGGCATCCAACTCAACCTTCTTGCTGTCAACAGCGAACTTGGCGTCAATAGCATCCTCCTTGGCGTCATAATCCATCTTACCAAGTACAAGTTTGGTCTGCATTTCAGCCCGCAGAGAGGTCATCTCCAGGGTGTGCTTCTGCTGCATCTCGGCAATGGTTTTCTGTTGCTCGGCCTGCATTTTCTGCATGTCCGCCATCATCTGCGACTGGATTTTGGCCTGGTTGATCTGCATATCGGCCTGGGCCTTGACTTCCGCCGCTCCCTTGACATCCGGCACCTGTGGGGGCTGGTTGGCGGCAGCGGCCTTTTCCTGCTCCATCTGGTCTATCTGCTGGAGCTGGGCCGGGGGAACCATCGGGAAAAAATCCTGGGTGTTCTTGATGCCTGACAGCCGCAGCATGGTCCGGTAGGTGTTCCTGAGCTGCGTCCACCCGGCAATCGGGTTGGCAAGGCCAAGTTTCAGCACGACCTGCTGCTGGATCGCGGCGACAGCGCCAAGGACCGCGCCTTTTTCCTCAAGACGGCCATTCCCGAGGCCGACATTGACGGAGATGTTAACCTGATCATGCCAGAGGTCTGGTCGAACTTCGGTGTAACCGTTGACGGTCCTGACAGATTGCGGACCCCTCAGTTCGTACATGGCAACCCGGAGAATAGCTAGGAACATTGACTTGACGCCAGTTTCGCCAATGTTCCTGGCCATCATCTCAAGACGCGAGTCCGCCCCCATGACGGCGGCGTTAGCCGCGACAGCCGTGGTGGACTGGAGAGCATCGGGAGACAGGCCTTGACTGAGGCGGGTAACTCCCGAACGCTGCTCGGAAACGTCGTTGAGATACTGGAGGACAGGAAGCGTCTGGCCCGCCACGAACGGCGTCACCAGCTCGCTGACCTGCCCCATCTGCTTGACCCGGATAATCGCGCCGATTTCGTTGTTCTTGACATCTTCGAGGTTGACTTCGTTTTCATTGACCTCGGTCCGTGGAGAATTCACCAGCTGGGTGTTGTCAAGGATGCCCCGTGTCAGCGAAGTCGCCGCATCCTGGTCGCCACAAAGGTCCTCGGCAAGTGAAATAGGAAAGAAAACATGGGGTTGCAGGTCGGTTTTGTAGAGCCCCAAGGGCACATGATGACAAACTTCCTCGTGGATCAGCTCGAAGTTGGTGCCCCCGGTGAACACATGGCGAAGCTCCGCCACCCCGTCACCGTCCGCATCGAGCCACAGCCATGCCTCGCAAATAAGTAACTCAGCCGACAGCGGGTCATCGGGGAGTGTTGATAGGCCTTCGCTGTCATAGTCCTGCACGGAATAGGTCGTGCGGGCGTTGCGCTCGTAGTCCATCTGCGAAGAAGCATCGCCTCCGGTTCCCGCCAGCTCAAGCAGCCTTTCAAGCGGGAGACCTATCCTGCGGGCCTCGTAAACCGTCATGTTGACACGGGTTCCAATGACCTTGAAGTCCTCCAGCGAGGTCGCCGCGCTGTCAACGAAGAAACTTTCAGGCGGAATCGGGTCCAGGTGCCATATCTTGCGCACACCCTTGCGGGTGACAGTCACTGACACCATGCCCGCCTCGTCTGCATCGGACTGTTCGGTAATCTGGCTGGTGCCGTCTTCGGTCAGCATGGGTAAATCACCCATGTGGACGGTTTCCATGGTCTGGTGGGAGGAGAGCTCCTTCTGTTCGAGCCAGACCTTGACAATGCCGACACGGGCCTTCAGGGCGTCGGTGGTCCCACTTATAAGCGCGTTGTAACCGTTGTATTTGTCATAGACGGAGTTGACAAAAATGGTCTGCTCCTGACATATTTTCTCGTCCTCCTCGTCATCGGAAGAGAACTCCGCGATCACATCGTTTTGTGTAAATATCCTGGCAATAGATGGGACCACGCTCTTGACAGCGTCGCGCACCTTGCTGACCACCAGCTTCGACCGGCCTTTTTCATAGGGAAGGGTGCTCAAGCCCTGGAAATACTGATCGGCCCGGATGCGGATAGGGCTTATTTCACTATCCATGAATTCGGTGGCGTCCATAATCAAGGTCTGAACGATCCGCTCCACCTGTTTCTCGTCCAGGGGGACCAGGACAGGTGCTGACAGGGTTCCCTCGTCGGTGTCACCGAGGGCAGAAACATCATCTTCGTGGATAATTCCGTCCATCACACCACTCCACGCAGGTTACGCGTTAACGGCTTCGACCAGTCACTCGGCGTGGTGATCCGCTTCAATCCGGCCACCGCGTAGCGCATGGCATCGGCACCGTGGCTTGCCCAGTCATGGAGAGGGGCTTCAGAGAAAACCTTCTTCTTGTCATCGAAAGAGCGCCGGTACATACGCAGAACGTCTATGCCACGGGCACAGCTCCGCTTGTCAAACCAGAACCTCGGAAAATTTGTCAGCACGTCTGAAATACCCTCATCGACCGGGTTTCTTCCCAGCACATGACAGCGAAAACCGCGTTTTTCGAGAAACTGCCTGCGGGTTTCCCCGGTTTGCAACTCCTTGGCCTCGGCATCATGCGGCAGCACCAGTTCGGTGATCCTGAACGGGTGGCCCTGTAGCCAGTCGCAGTAATGGGCCAGGCCTTCCCCAGCCGCTTCGTAGTACCCGATAAAATGGATTTCCATCCCCACCATCTGGTAAATCCAGATGGCTGACGCACCACCTATCCCCAGATCGAACGCCGCATAGACGTTGGCGGCCTTGTCCCAGGGCACCGAGGTAATCCGCCCCTGGTCCTCGGCGAGAACCACCTCCTGCGCGTAAAACGTGCCCGTCACCGCCGCATCGAACGAGCACTCGTATTCCTGCTGGTACTGGGCCTCGGTCATGGTGGCCCGCGCCAGCTTCAGCTCCTCGTCGGAGAGAATTCCGGTCTGGCTTGCCTTCAGGAGGGTCACCAGCCAGCCGGAGTCCTCTTCGTGGGCTTTCAGGAGATCATAGAAATGATTTCTTCCCTTTGCGGAGCCAATAAACGTGGCGGACCCACCGTAGTCAGAAAGCGCGGGACGGACCACCTCTCCCCAGACGCGGGGATCCTGATCACCGTATTCGTCCATGGAAGCATGATCGAGATACATCCCCCGGAGAGAATCGAAGTTATCGCTACCGGCGAAGATGAGCTTGCCGTTGTTCGGGAAAGTAATCGTGAGGTCGCTTTCACTGAACTTCACCCCTGGCAGAAGAATGCTGTAGTGCTTGGCATAGCTCCAGACGTTGCGTTTTGCCTGCCCGAACGTCGGAGAGATAAACGCCACCTGCGGCGGCGGAAAGCTGCGTGTCACTGACAGGGCTTTCCTGACGCATTCGTTTATTTCGGCCACCGACTTCCCCGCCCGCCTGTGGGCAACGGTGATGGCGAACCGTTCCTTCCGTGCGTGATATTCCTTGAACACATCCCGTGGCCTGTATGGTATTTTTATCCTTACGTCGCCCAGACTCCGCGCCAGCGTCCGCAAATCGGGGGTGAAATGACTGTTTGAAACACTGTTCGGATAAGGCCTCCCCTCCACCTCGATAGACCCCTTCACCAGCGGCGTGACCATGTGAATTTATTCCCCCGTCTGGAGAGAAACATCGTTTTCCCCCATCCACTCGATGGTTATCTTGCGGGGAACCTTGTCCATGGCCGTTGGATCCAACATCCCGAGCACCTTGGCCTTGGCCATGGTGGCGGCGAGTGCCGTACTTGGGGAATTTCCCATGTAGGCGAAGTCCCGGTCGCGATCCAGCTGCTGGAGGATGTCCTTCACCGTTTCGGTCTGCCTGGAGAGAACCCACTCGCGATGCGTGTTGATAATATCCTCCACCACCGGGTTGCGCAGGAGTGACAGGCCTAGTGTCAGGGATCGGGTTGAGTAGCCCGCTGCAACCAGGGCCTCGGGAATGGGCTGCCCGCAGGCATAGGCGTTGGCAAACGCTGTCAGCCGGGTGTGTTCTTCCAGGGCGTCAGTTGACATGGTTTGGGCCATGGGTAGCAGATATAGGGGTTTTTGGGGTGGGGTGTCAATAGGTGGTATTAGTTTACGTAGGGTCAATTGATCTAAAAT